GCACCTACAGCTACGGCTTCTACGGCGTTCCGCGCCCCGACGTTGGCTCCGTCACTCCGGCGACGACGTGGTCGCTGGATACGTGGGGCGAGTATCTGGTCGGCTGCTCGAACTTCGACGGTAAGATTTACGAGTGGCAACTCAACCCCGCCAACAAGGCCGCAGTCGTGGCCAACGCTCCTACCGGCAACACGGCGATTCTTGTGTCCAACGAGCGCGCACTATTCGCGCTGGGCGCCGGCGGCGACCCACGCCTGATTAGCTGGTCCGACCTTGAGAACAACACGGTCTGGACGCCGTCCTCATCCAATCTCGCCGGCAGCATCGAACTGCAAACCGGCGGGCGGATCATCGTCGGCAAGCGCGTCCGCGGCCAAATCCTTGTTCTCACCGATATCGACGCGCACGTCGTGTCCTATGTCGGCCAGCCGTTCGTCTACCAGTCTGAGTATGTCGGCCGAGCCTGCGGTATTCCGGGGCCGAACGCGATTGCTGTGCAGGACAACTTCGCGGTCTGGATGAGCACGCGTGGCTTCTTCACCTACGACGGTTACATCAAACCGCTGGCGTGCGAAGTGTCGGACTATGTGTTCTCCGACATCAATACCGCTCAGTTGAGCAAAGTCTGCGCGGTCAACAACTCGCAGTTTAACGAAGTGTGGTGGTTCTACCCCTCGGCCAGTTCGCAGGAGAACGACCGCTACGTCATGTGGAACTACGCCGACAACTACTGGTCGGTCGGGACCATGGCGCGCTCGGCCGGGACGGACCGCGGCGTGTTCTCGAACCCGATCTTCGTCGGGACGGACGGTATTCTCTACGACCACGAAGTTGGCGTCAACCACGCCGGCAGCACGGTCTATGTCGAGAGCGGGCCGGTGCAGATCGGCAATGGCGATAACGTCTACTACGTAAACGAACTCATTCCGGATGAGCGCAACCAAGGCGACGTGACCGCCACGTTCTTCTCGCGCTACTACCCGAACGCCGCAGAGCGGTCTTACGGGCCGTACTCAATGACGAATCCAACGTCGGTGCGCTTCAACGGGCGCCAGATCAATATGCGTTTGACGGCTTCGCCCAACACCGACTGGCGTGTCGGGACGATGCGACTTAACGCGCAGCCGGGCGGGCGCCGATGAAACTCCCCGTTCCTCCGCAGGACTATCTGTCGTCTCACGAGAACCAGCGCAACCGGCTGATCGAACAAGCGGACAGCCAGAACTACAAGCGCGGCCAAGACGTGCGCATCGACGATCCGGCCGATCTTATCCTGACAAACATCGAGACGCTGCGGTATCTCGAACTTCCCGGCCGAGCCGAGTTCCTGCGCACAACATCGCTGGCGATCACCACCGCGAATACGGCGCAGTCGATCCCGTTGGACTCGACAGTGATCTCACAGAATGTGGCGCTGGGGTCTCCGGCGTCGCGCATCGTCGTGACCTACGCCGGGCTGTATCGGTGTTACTCTAAGTTCCAGTTTATCTCCGGTTCTGCCAGCGATAAGACGGTATACTTCTGGTGGCGGAAGAACGGGGCGGATGTCGCCAACAGCGCGTTCGTCCGGACAATGCACGCCAACACTGAGTACCAAACCTTGTCGCGCGAAGACACTTTCTCCTTGGCGGCGGGCGATTATCTCGAACTATACTGGGCCGCGAGCAGCACCGACGTGACGCTGTCCCCGACAAGCGCAACGGCTTTCGCCCCAGCCTCGCCGTCTTGCGAGGTGTATGTGGAGCAGATACACCAGTGACGATGGAGTTAGAACAAGAGTTCGAACGGTGTAAGTCTTGGCTCGAGGACGCCCTCGAATACGCCGATGACACGCACGACATCGAACATATCTGGCAGGGCGTGCAAGAGGGGCGCTTCCAGTTCTGGCCGGGCAAAGAGAGCGCGATTATTACGGAGTTCCACACGTATCCAAAAAGACAGACGCTCCACGTCTTTCTCGCTGGCGGTAAACTAGACGAACTGCTAGACATGTGGGATTCTATGGAAATTTATGCTAAAGCTACGGGGTGTGCATCTCTATCTGTTTCGGGTAGAAAGGGGTGGATGCGAGCATTAGAAAGCCGTGGCGCCAAATATTTATGCACTACGGTGGTTAAGGAACTCTAGGCATGTCAAAAGGCGGCGAAACGTCAACGGTAACTCAGCAGCAAACGCTCGATCCGTTTATCCAAGAGGCGCTTCAGCGCAACGTCATGGCCGCCCAGCAGGTAGCCTCGCTGCCTTACCAGCCGTATAGCGGGCCGCGCGTTGCGGCGTTCCGTCCGGTTGAGCAGCAGGCCTTTGACATTACGCAGCAGGCCGTGGCCAACCGCGTGGGTTCGCAGCAGCTTGGCGCCGCTACGCAGGCCGCACAGCAAGCGGCAGCTTTCGGGCCGGAACAGTTCCAGCAGAACGTCGCCGGATTCATGTCGCCGTTCCAGCAGAACGTGATCGACACCACGATGGAGCGTCTTGAGCGCGCCCGCGCTCGCCGCGAGGCCGACACCCGCGCGCAACTTGCCGCGTCGCGCGCCTTTGGCAACACCCGCCGCGGTGTGCTCGAAGCACAGTTGGCCAGCGCCGAAGACCGCAACACGGCCGAGACGCTGGCGAACCTGTATCAGCAGGGTTTCACTCAGGCCGCCGGTATGGCGCAGGCTCTGCCGGGTATGCGCCTTAGCGCGGCCGGGCAGCTTGCCGCCTTAGCGCCGCAGGCGCTGGCACAGGAGCAGGCGTTCGCGGGTATGCTTGGCGGTGTTGGCCAGCAGCAGCGGCAGATGGCGCAGCAGAACCTCGACCTCGCCTACCGCGACTTCCTCGAACAGCGCGGTTATCCGGTCGAGCAACTTCGTATTTTTCAGTCGGGCTTGTCGGGCTTGCCGGCCGTCACTTCGGCGCAGACAACTTCGAGGCAGCCGGGCGATGGCTTCCTCGGCACGGCCGGCAATGTTCTCGGTATCTTGGGCGGACTCAAGAACCTCGGCATTAAGTTCTAAGGGGTAGAGAAATGGCGACAAGGATAAACCCCATGATGTTTCCGGCCTTCATTGGCATGGGGCAACAGACCAATACGCCGCAGACGCCGGATACTCTGGCCGAGATGACGAGGCTTCTTGGCGGGGACTTGAGCGGTTCGCTTACGAGCGGCGATAAGCTCCTCGCTTTGAGCGGCCTTCTTCGCTCTGCAACCCGCAGCGGACGACGCGCGGGACTTACGCCGGAGCAGGTGATCGGCAATCTTCGGCAGCAAAAGCTGGCTGAGTTGCAGAACCGCATGGCGGTTGAGCAGGCACAGACCGCTCGGACGCAGCAGCAGCAGCAGCGGCAGTTCCGCGAACAGTTCTTGGCCACGTTGCCGGAACAAGAACGGCGCGCCGTGTCGTTCTTGAACGATACCGCGCTTCAGCAATACGCGGTGAAGCGTAGCGAGGGACCAGAACTCACTCCCGCCGAGAAGAAGCTTATTGTGGCGGGGATTGATCCTAAAGGCCCGGAGGGGCTGCGGATTCTTCGGAATGTTGCGGCTGCTGACGGGATCATCGCCGTTACCGGGCCAAGAGGGACGACCTACGTTCAGGCCGGGGATATTGTTGGGGTGAATGGCGCTTCGCCGCCCCCAACCGCTCCTGCACCTCAAGACATTCCAGCCAAGGCTATCGCCGATCTTCGAGCGGGCAAAGGCACGGCTGCGGAATTCGATCAAATATTTGGGCAGGGCGCCGCCCAACGCGTACTGGGAGGCGGTAGCGGAAACGCTACCGGCGGGTTTCGCTAATGGTCGAGAAGTAGTTGGGTCTTTGTTCCCCAACGCCAGAATAACTTCAGGATACCGGGGTCCGGAACATCCGCTGTCTCAGAAAAACCCGAAATCATACCACACCCGTACTGCGGGGGCAGTTGATGTCGCGCCTATTCCCGGCATGACATTTGAACAATATGTGGATAGGATTCGTTCGGCGGGATATCGTATAATTGAAGCCCGTGATGAAGTGCGGAATCCGTCAAGATATGCTACTGGGCCTCATTGGCACGTTGTGATTGGAAAGTAATATGGCCGAAAACCCCTTCGCTAAATATAGAACCGCACAACCCAGCGGCGGCGGCGTTTTCATCCCCGCACCCGGTGCGGGGGAGGAACAAGCGCGGGAGGGGCGGCAAGAAGCCCGCCAAGAGGCCGAAGCGGCGCGCGCCGGCCGCGCAGAAGCACGCGATATCGCTCGCGCCGAGCGAGAAGTTATTGGTGAGTACCGTAAGGAGTTCCTCGCCAACCCGGAAGTCAAGGATTTCCGTAATGTGGCCAACGCAACGCGCCAAATCCTAACGCTGGCGGGGCGCGAAGGAACGGCTATGGGCGACATGGGCCTTGTTTTCGCGTACATGAGATCACTCGATCCCAACTCCACGGTCCGTGAAGGTGAACAAGCCTCGGCACAAAACGCGGCCGGTGTTCCCGATAAAATTAGAAATCTCTATAACCGTCTTGCCAGCGGCAAGCGTCTCACCCCCGAACAGCGCGCCGATATGGCGGGTACCGCGTTGGACATCTATGACTCCCGTGCGCAGTCGTATAATACTTTCACGAACACATACCGCGGCCTGATTACGGATGCAGGCGGAGACCCTGAAAAGCAGGGCGTTACTCTTGCGCCGCAACTTAAACCGGAGCAAGTCACAGTCGGCGGCGGCGCGCCCGCGAGCACAGTGGGCGTAAAACGACCGGGTCAACCGTTCCTGACCGAAGAAGATAAGGACATCCGTAACCGTATTCAGGCTGCGTGGGACAGCGGCGCGCCCGTTGACGAAATTGTCGCGCTTGCGGCTGAGGGCGGGCGCAGGTTCACCCCCGCCGAAATCAATCAAATGCGGGAGTTTCGGGCGAAGAATCTTCCGGCCCAGTTCTCAGTGACTCCGACGGGTGTTCCTTCCGCGGCGGAAGGGCTTCTTGGCCAAATCGTTTCCACTCCTGCGGGTGAAGCCGCGGCGGGGTATTTCGGTGGCGCGCTTAACGCCCTCACCGCAGGCTTTGTCGTTCCTCAAGAAACTAAAGAGTTTCTGCGGCAAGAAGCTCCCGTTTCGTCCGTTCTTGGTGAAATTACGGGCGGCGGGTTGGCCGCAATTCCTGCGATTCGAGGCGCGCAAGGCATTTTGGCGGGCACACGCCTTGCGGGCGCCGCACCGCTTATCGGCGAAACAGCATACGGCGCGCTTTATGGCGCCGGCGAAGCGGGCGAAGGCAATCGTCTGCGCGGCGCCACAATCGGCGGGGTAACCGGCCTAGCTGGCGGCGCGTTGGTCAACCGCTTCCTGCCGGGTGGCCCCGGAACCTTTACCGGCGCGCCGCGCCCGCCCGCCCCTACAACGGGTCGATTTGGTGGGCCGCAAGCACTTCCGCAAGATATTATCGCCGCGGGCGAACAAGCCAATATTCCGGTGATGACGAGCGATGTCATGCCGCCCACGACCCGAATCGAGCAGACCCTGCAAAGTCTCGGAGAAATCGCTCCGCTCGGAACGGCGGTGCCCCGTCGTCAACAGCAAGTCGCGCGTCAAGAAGCGGTTGAGACATTGTTGGCCGACTTCGGGGTGACGCTCGATGCCGACATTGCCACTGACGTTGTCCGCAATCTTAACGAAACCCGTTCGAATATGCTTTCTAGGTTCACGGGCCAAAAAGAAAGCGTCATCAATAAGTTCGCGGGTGCAGGCGACGTTCCGACGACTAAGTCGGTGGCGGCTATCGACGGTTTGCTGGCGGATTTGCGCCGCGAAAATCTGCCGCAACTCAACTCGCTCATCAATCAGCTAGAGGGTGTCCGCACCAGCCTTACTGGTCCGGGCGATCTCCCCAAGATCGAAGCCAACCGAAAGACTCTGTTCACGCTCAAGGGCGACCCTAATCTCGCGTCTATCTCGGATAAGTCCGAGAAGGCGTTCACCGCGGTCTACAACGCTTTGAACGACGACATGGGTGAGTTTATTAAATCAACTGGCGGTAACAAGGATTTCGCTCTTTGGAAGACCGCCAACACTCGGCTTGCGGAGATGGCTGGCGAACTCAAGGTTGGTGGGCTGAAGGGCGCTCTCAACAAGGGCGCGTTTGACCCGTCCCT